ACTGTCTCTAAAAGGATAATCTATACCATACTTTACTGCCATATCAATAAATATAAACTAATATAAAATGGTAATAAATAAAAAAATCACGACATGATTCCACAAAAGTGTCGTGAAAAAATGTCGTGATAATTAAAAGTGTCGTAAAACGTATTTTACCCGTCACAAGAAACACAATCAGGATTCATCGCTTGTGCTGCAATATCACCTCTTAATACTGATTCTGTTCTCATGTAATAAAGTGTTTTAACTCCTTGTTTCCATGCTTCCATGTGAACTTGGTTAATCCATTTTGGGTCCGCAATTGCCGGAAACGCTAAATTTAGTGATACCGCTTGGTCAATATATTGTTGTCTAACTCCAGCCTGTCTTACCAAATCCAATTGATTGATTTCTTTAAATGTTTTAAAAACTTCTTTAATAGAATACATTTTAAACCTATCATCTTCTTTTATTTCGGTACAACTAACAACTTTACCATCTAAGAAACACCATTCATCTAAACATTCAAGTCCTTGTACGGAACCACCATCAGCCAAAATTTGATCCCAAACTTCTTTTGTGTTTTTACCTATTTTACGAAGAACTTTTTCCAACTCAGGATTTTTACGAATAAAAGTTCCTTTTGAAGTTTGTTCGGTGAATACGTTTGCGGCCCAAGGTTCTATTCCGCTACTTACGTTACCACTCAACTTAGAGTTTGATACCGTAGGTGCAACCGCTCTTAAATGGGTGTTTCTAAATCCACTTTCTTTACACCAAAGTGGTTCTCCGTATTCAGATGCCAAATCTCTACTAGCTCTTTCAGATTCAATCTTCATTTGAGAAAAAATCTTACGAGTTTCAAATTGTGCCGTTAAACCTTCAAATGGTATACCCTTTTGTTGTAAATATGTGTGCCAACCTAAGACACCTAACCCCAACGCTCTACCTCTTTCAGCTGAACGAACTGAGTTTTCAAAACCTCTCATATTTTTTGCCTTTTGTAAGAACTCTTCTAATACACCATCTAAAAAAATTGTTGCTGTATATATTAAATCGGTGTCTTTCCATTCGTCATACTTTGCCAAATTTAAGGAAGATAAACAACAAACAAATGAATGTGATTCATCAGTATGAAGTACTATTTCTGAACAAATGTTAGTCATGTGAACTTTTAAACCATTCTTTTTATACATTTCTGGATTGTGTTTATTCACGTTTCCTTTGTACATGATGTATGGTTCACCAGTTGCCTTTCTTTTCTGTAATAATTTACCCCACTTTCTACGAGCCTCACTATCACCTTCTTCTAACTTCTTCATAAATTTATCACTAATTACAACACATTGGTGTAAGTTTAGTGATTGACGATTTATATCTCCTTTAGGTTCTCTAATTTCTAAGAAATCCTCAAAGTCTTTGTGGTCAATTTTAATATTAACAGATGCTGCACCTCTTCTAACTGAACCTTGATTTGTTGCAAGAATTGTTGAGTCATAAATTTTGATAAATGGAATAACACCGTCTGATGTACCATTGTTTGTAATTTTAGCACCGGCTGGTCTAATCATATTAATACCAATTCCAACACCACCTCCGTGTTTAGCTAGTATCATCAACTCTAAATTCTTGTTACCAATTTCATAAATACTATCTCCAACATCAATACCAAAACAAGATATTGGTAGTCCTCTATCTGTTCCTGTGTTAGATAATACCGGCGTGGCCAAACATAACCAACCTTTCCAAATGTAATCAAAGAACTTTGTTGCAAGTTGTGGTTTACCTAATCTTTGCGCAACCTTAGTTGAAACTCTCCAATAAGCGTCTTTTGGTTTTTCTCCTGGTAAAAGATATCCTTTAGATATTGTTTTTACATAAATTTCTGTGTTACCCCATGATGGAAAGTCAACATCTAACTCCCACCCGAGTTCTTCTCCGTAATTCTTCATAATAAAATAAAATTTTTTAATTAAAATATATCATCCCAATTTTCACCTTCACCGGCTTTACTATAATCGGTGGGTCTTAACGCGAAAAAGTCTGTGTGTGTGACCCCTCCTGTAAGATGATAAAACCAATCTAATTCAGACGCTTTCTTTTCGTTAAATTTAAGAATTGGTTCATAACCAAGTTCAGTGAGTTTTTCATTAATTCTTTTGTTAATAAACTCTTTGAGATCTGATGATTTTAAATTTTCCAAATCACCCATTTCAAAGATTTTACTAATGAATTTGTGTTCCAACTCTTGGATAAGTTTTGCTGCGTTATAAATGTCTTCTTTCGCTTCTTCTAACAATTCAGGATACTCTAAACACATGTGTCTAAATAATTGACAACCCATTTTAGAATGAAGTGACTCATCTCTTACACTCCATTTCATTTGTTGTCCAATCCCCTTAAGTAAATTTCTCATTTGAAAACTATAAAGAACAGCAAATGATGAATATAATGCAACCCCTTCTGAAAACGCGGAAAATATTGCTAAACTTCTGGCAACTTCTTTTCTAGCAGTCGGGTTTGTATCTAAATCTATTGGGGTCCATTCCGCATTGGTGTTGGTTAATAATTCAAAACGTTCTTTCATTGTTTCGTCATGTAAAAAACCTTCGAAATCCTCCAAACCTAATGTTTCATTTAAGTATGAATATGCAATAGAATGAATTGTTTCTTGCGAACCAAAAGCCATCGCCATTTGACGAATTTCGTGTTTAGGAAACCATTTGGTCACCATACCGGTCCAATAATCAGAAACGGCACACTCTGTTTGAGCGAAACCTAATAAAATGTTTCCTACTAAATGTTTTTCAGATGGGGTTAAATTTTCATTCCAATCCTTCACATCACCCTGCATTGGGATTTCTGTATGTAACCAAAACGCTTGCATTTGTTTTAACCATCCTTCGTTATAATACTCTGGATATTCAAATGGTTTAAATGGTATTCTTTCTGTAAATAACTTACTCATATATTTTTATATTAATTTTGAACTCTTGATCTTCTTTCTTGGGCCTTTTTAAAAACTTCCGCAGCTCTATTTCCTCTTTTTTCTTCTTGTTGGTGTTCATGTCCTAATAATGTGTTTTGTGATTCTGTGTCAATCACTAAAAATTTATTATCAAACTTACAATTTTGCCAAACAATTCCGTCTTTTCCAACACGTGATTTTAATAGTGTTAATGTTGCTAAGTCATGTTCTTTTTGTTCTAATGTTTTACCAATAGATAAAATGATATGTGCAATTTGAGCCTTCTTAATTGACCCTCCCATTTGGTCTCCTGTTACAACCTCAGAAGAGATTGATTCACGATTACCTTGTGTTGCGGTCCATATTGCAATATTGAACTCAGATGTCATTGACTCTAAACTTCTCATAATTGTACCTTCCCCTTTCCATTCTTCACCATTTACACTTCTTTCGGGTGTAATACAATCTACATAATCAATAATCAATAAGTCAGGTTTAAACCCTTCAGAAATCATTTTTCTGATTTTGGATTTAATACCTGATATGGTGATGCTATCACTAGGTAGTTTTGCCAATTTTAAAGAACCTGACGATCTTTCTTGTTGTTCTCTAACGGATTCCATCACCTCTTCTTTAAACTCAGGTTGTTCATCTGGTTCAATCCCTGACCAAATTGTGTAGTGTTTTCTTTTAATTTGACCTTCATTATCTTCAAAAAATATTTGAAGGACATTAAAACCGTCATTGTATGCTGTGTTAGCGAACTTAGTAAGGATAGTTGTTTTACCAGTACCGGTTGGTGCTAAAATAACACCTAATTCACCTCTACCAATACCGCCTTTTAAAACATTATCTAAACCAACAACACCTGTTCTTATTGGTAATCTATAGTCCTTTTCAAGAGCGTCTCCAATGTTGTGGAAAACATCAACCACACTATCATTCATCACCCCGACTTGTAATGCCTTTTGAATAATTTCTTCAATCTTATTGTAGGATTCAAATTCACCACTTTCAATGATTGAGTTGATACTTTTTAATTGTTTTTTGAGATTTTGTTGTTTACAAAAATTCAACGCCTTGTCTTTTACAAACTCATTGTTTTTTTCTAAATTTTTAATGTCTTCTAAAGTATCTATATGTACTCTATTAACATCTTTATTACCACCTTCAGAAATAATTTTTTGTGCTAACGTATCGTAGTTTGGGAGTTTATTATAAGAAACGTGAAGTTCCTTAATGTTTTCCATAATAAACTTAAAGGAGTTATTATCAAAATATTTACTCTCTAGTACATCTATAATTGTTTCTCCAAATTTTTTATCTTCAATAATTGACTTAATTAATTGTTGTTGAAATGTGTGTCCTAAATAACCAAAATTTTTCTCTTCTGACATGTTTTTTTATTTTTAAAGTTGATAATTCAAATAAGTGGTTTCCAAATATTTTGAAGACAGAATGTCAGTTAAATCTGACAAAATACGTCTCAATTTTGGACGAATATCTACCGTGTATCTAACCTTCGGATGGAAGTAATTTGCGGGGAATATTCTTTGAATAAATACATCATCATTTAACTTAATTTCAATTAAAAAGTCTTCTTTTTTATCGTCTTCTTGCTCTTCCACAGAGTCGAAATTCGAGAAATAATTTTGATTTTCACACAAATAATCGGATGTTTTTATTTTTAAATCTTCACTAATTTCTTCCGCAATATTTTTCACATAATAATGTAAATCCATAGATTTTCTGGATTGTGGATTGTGGTTTTTTACATTAAAGAATCTTTGGCAAACAATGTTACCATCTAATGTTAGTAAAAATTCAAATTTTGTTATGTCTTGTTGATTAGTCATAATTTTTAATTTTAATCGTTCTTTTATTTTTTTCTTTTCTTGTTAGTCTTAAAAATGGATTTAAGAAGTTTATCCACGCGTCGTCTGATTTTGGAAGAAGGGTAGATATACCATCCTCTGTCATCATTTTCATCATATTTTTATATGAACGACCTTCGGGGTCTAATGTGTCTTTAATTAATAAATCAATTGTTTCTTTTGCCTCATCAGTTAAAAAGGGTTCTTCTAAACTTACTATCTTCTTATTAATCTGATAAAACTCCTCACCAAAAACCCCATATTTCGTAACACCCGTTAGTATGTTTTTATATAACCAATTATTTTTATCTCCTTCAAATAAAAGATTAGCCTTATCTAAAAACTCTTCAAGTGTTACAGGACGACTTTTAATTTCAGGTATTAATGTAGTAAGTCTTTTGATACCCATACTTTTAATACCTGAAATGTTATCAGATGGGTCACCACATAACATCTTCACAAGCGTCACATTACTTATGTGAATATCTTCGTGACTATATGTGATTATGTCGTTTGTTTTATAAAGTTTTCCGTGTGATGGATTATAGATTGATGTGGTTTCTGAAACTAATTGGGTTAAATCACCATCTGAAGAATAAATTATCTTGTTTTCTGTTTTAGAATTAAGGACATAATATGCAATACAATCATCTGTTTCACAAAATTCAAACTCACCTTGTCTTACATATAATTCTTCAAGATATTGTTTGATTCTTGTTCTTTGATATTTGTAATTATCAATTTCTTCCTCAGTTCTAATTCTGTTTTTACGGTTTTCTTTATATAGATGATATATTTGTTTTCTTTGAAAGGACCCGTTTTCACCGTCCCAAAAAACAACAATCTTGTCTAAATGATATATCTCAAACGTTCTTCTAAGAGTATTAATAAAATGGTAAATTCCACCAATGTGTTTTCCCTTATAAAAGTGGTTTTTAAGACCATAGAAACCAATCGTAAGTAAATTGTCACCGTCAACTAATAAAACAGACATTTATTTATTTTTATTCGTCATCATCAGACGAGATTTCAGATTTGAACCCTAACTCACTAACATCAGTAACTTTTTCACCGAATAGTTTACTAATGTAATCTAAGTTTTCTTTTGCATATTCTTGAATTGATAGTTTTTCTTCAGCGGGTTCTTTTGCTTTCATAAAACCGTGAGGAGTTACCATAATTTTACCATCCGCAAAACCAATACCGTTAACGTGATTCTTCATAATAGAAATCTTTGTTCTACTTGCGAAGTTTACATCACGCTTATTTCTTGTGATTTTTATTTTTGTTGTTCCAGCTCCTTTCTGATTACCAAATAAAAATACAAGTGTAGAATTTAACCAAATTGCCTCACCACCTTTAGCCTTTATTTTCGGTTGACCATAGGCATTATCAGGTAATTCAACCCAAGGTTGGTTTACAATAATAAGTGAATTTGTATATTGTTTGTCTGACCTTCTTGATCCTGAAATACGTTGGTTAATACCCATACCAATTTTATCTGAAAGAACAGATGCGTTGTGTTGTTTACCACCTTTACCTTCAAAGGTCATCTTACAAGGAACAGAACCCACAGAATCCCATAAGAATAAAATATCGTGTGGAATTTCACCTTTTTCTTGTGCGTCAATTACGTCGTTGATAAACTCGGTAATTTGTTCAATGTATTCGAAATCACTATTGAAAAGATAAAAATCATCTTCTTTATTGAAACCCATTAATACCGCGTGGTCCCAATTCCATTTTTGTTCTGTAATAATAAAAACAGGTAGAATACCTTTCTTTTGTGCGTCTACCGCCGCTTTAACAAGTGCAGTTGTTTTTCCTGTGTCACTATGACCTAAAAACATATTAATATGTCCAACAGCTGGTCCTGGTAAACCTGTAGCATCCAAAAACGCGTCCCCTAAATCTAAAAAACGGTCTGGTTTATATTCAGCCTCTTTTGAGAACTTTTTCTTTATTGCACTAAAATCATTTTTCTTAATTGCCATATTGTTAAAATTTTAAAGGACATCCCCAAAGACATTTTGTCCTCGAGAATGTCCTTGATTAATTAGAATGGTAAATCTTCATCTACATCATCATCACCCTGTGGATCGACAACTGGTGTTGATTTTTTTGGTGAAGCAATTGTTTCTTCTGATGTGGACTGAAGTTGTGAAGCTGAAATCCATTTATTACTATCGGTACTCCACTTTGGTACTTCACCATTTGCAACTAAATCAAGATAGTCTTCACCTTTTTTAGAATACACATCAGACCAAACAAGTTCATCATTAACCCATTCGTTAGCCTTACTTTCATTTTCATGAAGAGGTGTTACATCTTCAGGAATTACAGAGTTAATTGTGGTGTACTCTTTACCTGTTCCTGCCTTTGTAAGTCCTAATGAAAGAATGAGATCTCTACCTTTATTAATATCGGTGATATCACCTTTATTTTTGAAAATCGGAAAAATTTTGTCTAAAACACCTTCACTCTTTGCGTTGTGTTTGAATCTCCAAAATTTAACACCATCTTCTTCGTGGTCTCTGTCAATTACTTTAACAATGTAAAATTTACGAGAACGATATTGTCTCGCGAGTTCTCTGTCTGATTCTACACCCGTTTCCATTAAACTTTGATAAACTTCATTTAATGGTGATCTTTTACCCTCTTGTTTTGGGTCATAAAGTTTCAACCATTGTCCGTCTACCTGTACTTCATGAAAATAGACTTCTACAAATGGTGAACCACCATCTTTGGTTGGAAGGATTCGAATCCTTCTTTCTTCACCACGAGAACCTTTTGGTAAAACCGTGGTAAAATACTTTTTCATTCTGTCTTCTTGTGAGACTCTGTTTGCGTTGCCACCTGTGGCTTGTTTACTTTTTTCGTACTGTTTTAGTACTGCATCAAATGTTGACATAATAGTTAAGATTTAAATTAATTAATATCATTGTATTAAAATATAAATAAAAAAACCCGAATTATGAAATCCGGGTTAAAGTTTTTTAAATTATTTTTGAGTATTATAATAATTTACCCATCACGTCTTTAATACGTATGATTTGTTCAGATAAAACCTTATTCTCAAATTGTTCATTTACAGGTGCTGCGGTTGCTGCAGGTGCAGTAGGTGCTTTAGATTGTTGTGCTGGTTGTGCTGGTTTAGCTTGACGTGGTGGTTCAACAGTATAATTATCACCAATCACTCTTATACCACCTTTTATAGGACCGTGACAATAGTACACCAATGCCTCATTTTTATCCTTTATGTTCATAGCCTTACCAAAACGTTTAATATTCGGGTTGACGGATTGAACCTTTTCTACCAACGCAGGATCTGGTTTGTTATTAGGATTAAGTAAAGCATACTCTTTACCATCTTTTGAAAGTACAAATAAGGTCCCCTCATCGTTTTGGACTTTTCTTATACCATCTATACCATCCATTATACATCCAAATTCTTGCCACCACATAGGACCCATATGATGAGTACCAATTGGACTACTTTGTTCATTCATATTTTTTTTCATTTTATTTGTTTTTATTCTAAAGTTAGAAGATAAGATAATTTATTAACTTCTCCAATCATTTCATCTCTCACATTTGATAAATCCGTATCTTTTTCATCTAATTCCATTTGAACTAATGCATCTCTCACAGTGTTTACTAAACCTTTCATGTCTAATTCGGACAAATTACTTAATTGGATAGTTTTTGTTTCGTTGGTGAGAACAAACCTACCATATTTACCCATTGCACTTTCCACAAAAGTATCGATTAAACCATCCATTACATCATAAAATTTTCCAAATGCCTTATGTCTAGCGTAACCCTTTGTTTGCCAATGGTTTATTTTCATTTGAACTTGTAACCCCATGAAAAAATTAATATTAGAATCTAAAATCATCTTCTTGCTGGTCTGGATTAAATGTTTGTCTTATTGTATCATTTGAATAATCGTCAACTTCTTGTTTCGTTAATACATATTCATTTTTTCCACTCTTTCTCATATCATCTTGTTTGATGGCAAAAAATTGTTGTGGATTTTGACTAAAAGGATATGAATCTAATGAACGCATTTCTAATTTTTCTTGAGCGGTGGGTTCTTTCATCGTTTCAACTTTAGAACCTAACTGGTCAATTTTTGTCATTACTTGGTCCATCTGAGCCAATTTTCCCTCTAAGTCAGATAATTTAGTAAACACATCGTCCATTTTATTAATTACGTTATCGTGTTCTACTTTATTATCATCAATGTCTTTTTTAATACTTTTAGTCATATTAACTAAATCAGTAATATCAATTTCCTCAGTAGAATCCATTTCAGGGGTTTCAGCCGGATCAATTGGAGCCGCTGGTTGTTCAGCACCTGCTGTAGGTGGTTCTAATTCAGGTTGAGCGGTTAAGTCAGCCGCGGGATCAGGAAGTGGGGATTCCTGCTCCATAATCATTTTCTTTCCGTATCTATTGATGGCGTTAAATCTCATCAATTGTTCGTGTAATTTTTGTTCTAAACTCATGGCTTTAATCTTGTAAAAGTTGTCTACCGTCTTCGGTAATGTATTTTTTATTTATTCTTTCAACGATACCATCTTTAGACCTAATAACATAACACTCTCCTGTTGTTAAGTCACACTCTTCTCTTTCCATTCCATCATTAGATATGTTTCTAATTTGTTTTGGGTTTAAGAATTGGTCTACAGTATTTTTTAATTTATTATTGTCCATAATATTTTGGTTATAAATATAAATATCCTGAATATTATTAATATTCTTAGTTTATTTTAAAATATACAATTTCACCCTCAACAATATTCAAATCTTTCATTAGTTTATTCGATAGAGCAATCCCATATCCACTAACACTAGGTCCAATATTAACCGGTCCTGAAACATCTAATGTCTGTATTCTTCTATCCAAATCAAATTTTGGACTTACTGTTATTTGTTTATTGTTATTTGGATTTAAAAATATTGTTGTTCCTGTGATTATTTTATCCGCAGTTATGCTTTTAGTGAATTGAAACTTAGTTGAATAAAAATTGTGAGAGTTTGCTAACGACTTTAATTCCAACCATTTTAATCCTGTTTCTCCTTCAGAATTAACGTTTACTGAGTTTTGTAATCTACTTAATAGTGACATATGTGTGGCATCCGATAATTCATATATTTTGGATTCCATTCCCATTCTTACAACTTTAGCTCTAAACCACTCACCAACTTGTCCATTTTGTTGTTGGTATTTAACTTTTTGTATGTACTTTTCATTACCGTAACCATTAAATGGTATACCAAATTCTGAAATACCTACATTCGGTAAGACTTCTTCTCCTTTTATTTGTACTCCACCTAAATCTATTGTGAAATTACCTGATGGTGTACTTATTGTCTGTTCAGTTGTTGTTTCTCCACTATCATTTTTCTTAACTATTGTTTTAGCCGCGTTGATAATTTTATCTAATAAGGCCTTGTAACTTGAAACAAATGAGTCTTCTGGGTCAGGTAATGCCGCAACAGGTATTCTTGTTCCTTTAAAGGTTGTTTCTATGTTATTACCTCTAATACTATGACTAACCTCGGTTATCCAATAGGTACCTCTAAACATTGGGATATTTTTGAGATAGAAATACATAGTTGGTTGTATCATTACATTACCCATCATAGACACTTCACAAGAGTATGATGCTTGTTTATAATAATCAAATAGACTAATGTCAACATTATATGCACCTGATCCTGATTCTGACCTTGCTAAATTCTCTAAAACCACGAATGATTCGGATGTGTTTCTTAATGTCGCTTGGTCTAAAGTAACCCCTTTAAAAATATTTTGATATTGGTCACCAAAACTAACCTCGAAGGCCACAACTTTATTAGATTTATTTAATTGATCAACATCATATAATTCAGGTAGTGTTACAATAAGTGGATTATTATTACGATTTGAGATGTCAAAACTGTCATCGTTAAATTTGTTAACACTTTTATCCATATCTGCCGGACGTTTGGATGTTGGTCCAACAAATTGGACAACTATTTTTGGTGAAGATTCTTCGTAATCCACATCTAAAAATGTACCGAATAGATTTTCTGCAACTTTTTTAGATGGAGTTATTTTAGACCTATTAGAAATATTTGTTCCATAAAAATTAACATATGCCGGAAGTGCTCTCATATCGAAACCAGTATCTTGTAATAACATCGATATGGTTGTGTATAGATTTGCTTTGTCATTTTTGTTGTCGACAAGGTTAACAAACTTACTTATGTTCAAATATGCCTTACTACCAATATCTCTATTCGCTCTATCTAAAAATAAAAATTCTTCGAACAATAATCTTTGACCTAACGAATTGCCTGCAACCCACTTATCATTAAATGATTTAAATGTATTATATAATTCAACCTTTATTTGTCTATTATTATAACCATCTACAAAATTAATTGATGCATTATTGGTTTCAATCTTTAATGAAGAAAATTTAGATATTAATTGTATTAGATATTGGTTTAGTCTATTATTTGACCCACCAACACTATTAGTTGTTGTTGCCTTGTCTAATATATTTGTTTTTAAATAATCAGAAAAGGAAACACGTGTGTTTGTACCTCCATTTTTAATATACCCACCATAAATTAAAATCAACGGTCTGAATAGTAGAACGTTTTCTTCTGTTAGTGAAATATTAGAAATCTGAAAAAAGTTTTGATATGATATTCCTGTATCAGGGTTTTCACCAACATATAATGTAATGTATTTTGTATTTCCACTTTGTGAACTTAAATCATATATTCCAAAAGATTCTGTTTGATTTATATAACCCTCTAAAACATATGGGTCTAACTCTTTTGGATTACCTAATGTTAATTTTAATAAATTACCATTTTCTGAAATTTTTTCAGATAGTTGTTGTAGTTTTAGTGTTTGTCTTTCTTTTATTTTATTAATTGTATCTTCCGTTGATGTTAAATCGTCTGTTTTCTTTTCAACACTAACAATTTCTTTTAGGAGTTGTTGAAAATTATCGTGTTTTACATTTTCAAATCTTTTATATGTGTATTCTGTTTCCACATATTCAGAACTGAATTGTAAAAATATGTCTTCAAATTCGTCTAATATTTCTGGACTAAATGTTGCAATTAAATCATATACTTTTTCTTGATTACTCGTGATTTCGAATCTTGTACTACCGGTGCCCATGTTGTATTCCATGGGTGATGTAAATGTCTTACCACTAAAACTTTCTTCAAGATATTCATTTTCCCATAAAACCCTAAAATTCATTTGTTCGGATTTTGCAAAATCAAAATCAGATGGTTCTAAACCATTAGTCATGATTTTCAAGTTAATATCTTTATTACCTCCGTCACATGGTAATAACGTATATCTTAAATCATTTGAATCGAATTTTGAATTATCAACATATTGTGTCCAATAGTTTAATCCGTTTTCTTTTGTTCTATTTCTAAGATTTATTGCACCTGTATTTGTGTTACCACTAAATGATGTATTACCTGATGATACAACATAATGATTATACCCATTAACTACTTGGTGAAATATTGCATCATAATAAGGATGAATACCCACATCAACACCATCTGAGTATGTCACGCCTCCAAATGTTAAAAATTCTGGATTTGTTTCATTGTTATTAAAAAATAGATTAGTATTAATATTAGTAGTTGTAGTATCGGTATTTGATGTTGTGAATCCTGTTAGGATGTCAACACCGTCTAATACTTTTCTTTTATATCTATGATATATTGACCCCCATTTAACAATAAGATGATATGGAACATAATGTGTTCCTCCAATTTCTCTAAAAATGGATGACAATCTAATTTTAGGTAATGATATTTTGGTTGAATTTTCAAATCTAGTAAATTCAATATAGTCTTTTAAATCATAATAAGGTAATGAATTTAATAAAAGATATGCCGATCCTGCATATTTCGCAAAGGATGTTGTTTTATTAAAATCATTATATAATTGTTTATGGAAATATGGTGTGTTTAAAATATTTGTACCATTATTTCCATTGAATAGTGGTCTAGTAAGTAAATTAAAACTTTTACTTAAATCATAGTAAGGTGGTGATATCCAATTATATCTATCGATTGGTGTTGATATAAATTCATTTTCTTTAGCAACTCTGAATACACCTTTAAATTTAAATTCGTCGTCCGTAAATTTTTCTTTATCGATGTATGAAAGATAAGTCGTAGAGTTGTATGGAAAAATATCTTTTCTATATGACTCAGGAGTATAATTTATTAAAAAATTATCTAATTTTTCGTATAAAGAATAATCAAAGTTTTTGTTTTTTAAATCCTCTCTGTACTGTTCAATTCTATATGGTTTAGTTATTACATCTTTAATGTAATTTGTTGTTGGTAATGAGTCTTCAAAATATTTGTATCTTTCATATGGAGAAAGTAATTGCATTTTTGTAACTAAATCATCCTTTGACTTAATTTGAGTTTTTAAAAAATCTACTATATCCAATTCTTCTGAAACCACTTCTTGTATTGATTCAAATTCAATATTTGCTAATTCTCTTAATACATCGGAATTAAATGAATCGACTAAAGTCATTTGTTTTGCTCTTTCATAAATTTCATAAATGAATGAAATAGGTGTTCTATTTGAATATGGGATTGTTTGTTGAGTCTGAAATAATGAACTTATCTCTTTTATATTTGATTGCTCCTTATTATTATCTGGAAAAATATATTGTAAATCATTAACTCCTCCCTCTTTTTCAACTAAAGGGTCTTTAACGTTGGTACTAATTCCCATAAATTCTTCAATAAATGAGACTTCAGGCCATAACGTACCATCAAATGAACGAAGTTTATCTTGAAGTTCTGGTTCACCAGGATACGATATTACTCTTTGTTTTTCACCCGGAACATTTTTCTTTATTTCGGGCCAAGGATAAATAGATTCGCCAACAGACTCATCCGAAAAATTACCAATTAATGTTTTTCTTTCATTAGCAAGATTGAAGGCGTCATTGTGAACATCCTTCATTAGTCTAACATAAACTTCCGCATTTGCTAATAAAATACCAAAAAGATTACGAACAGTTGGTTCAAATCCTAAACCTTTTGTTGGGTCCTTTATGAACTCATTCATTTTCTTTTCTATTTCCTTTTCAATTTTCGTGTTTTGTTCTAAGAATACTTTTTTAATGTCATTAATATCAGACATTATTTTATCATGTAATATAAAATAAACACTATTGTTGGAGGGTGATTTCGTAAAATAATTACCAATTGGGGGTAAACTATTTGATAAAATTTTTGTATTAACATTTACACCCTTTTCTTTTCTTTTTTTATTAAAATCTTCTTGGTGTTTTTTTAATTCGTCTGAATATCTTGTTATAATATATTCTAATGTGTTACTATCTGTTGAACCGGTTACTAATTTTAAAGAGTCTTTTTCTTTTGATTTTAATGCATATCCTCTTGTTAATTCTGAATCAATGGTAAAATCATTATAAAGAGTTAAATCTAAATTTTTATTTTTCCATCCGTTTGTTGCAACTTCAAAATTCTTTAAAGTTTCTCTATACTTTCTTAACCCATCTAAAACCTCGGGGTCAATTACTTCACTAAAAATCTGTTGTTCTAACCTTTTATCTAATGTAGACGCTAATGCACAAATTTCCCTTAATGTTTTAACGGGAAAGTCATCAGGAATTAACTTTTTTTGTTTCATTTCAGAATAAACAGATTTTAATATCTGGTACCCTTTTGACGACTTTAATGCCTTTTTTTCATATAAACCTGTTTGTTCGTTAAATGATTGTGACCCTTCAACTGTTCTTATAAACATATATGGAGCATTCAGTATTGCCTTTAAAGGAATGTCGTTCATATACGCGTAGGTTGAACCAACAAATTTTGTTGATATTTCAAAGTTTCCTGTGGTTTGATTGAATCTTGAACTAAATGAAACTAAATGTAGTCTATATCTAATTGCTTTTCCATAATAACCTTTAATTGTTAAATAGAATATTGGCCACGGTATATGGAAAAATGCTTTATATGGTGAATTACTTGGTGATTCAAATAATGTTTTACCTCTAACATCAACAAAATCAATTGATACTTGAGGTATGAAATTTGCACCTTTTACTTGAATTGAAATATTTTGTATACCGAATGATTGACCCGTACCATCGTTTTGATAATATTCATCAACTATTTGTCCATCCTTATTTTTTACTTGTGTTTTTTCTAAATAAGCGTCTGTCCAATCTGTGGTAAAATTTCTATCCTCAGGATTTGTTGATTCACCAACTTGAGATGAAAGAAAATTAAAAACACCCTTCGCAATACTTCTTAAAGATGATTTAGATTCGGTATTACCATCTGCAGCTAATGTTGTTCTTGGTATGATGTCCGCCTCTAGATTAGCATACATTACAAGTTTTTCTTGTGATACTGATCTTGGTTGTATTTCGTTATTTACCAAAACACTATTAGGATCGACGTATATTAGATTATTTTCGTCGGTCTTAATTAAGATATTTTCAGTGTTCGATAAATCATTGTTCGCCATAATATAAATTATACAATTCTACCCCTCTTTTATAATCTTGTAAAGTACTAGTTAAAGGAAATGGAATTCTTAATATAGAATTATCAGGAATTTCAAATTCATTTAAACAGTTTGATGGATTTGCTAACATTATTAACCATCCAAATGTTGGTGACCCATAAAACTCTTGTGATAGTTTATCTAGTCTGTCTTTACCTTGTTTATAGTTATGATACTTGTCTGTTCCTTTAATTGGTATCTCAATACCCGGTACAATCCTAAAATTACCATCTTCTATAAAAAATTGATATCTATCGAAATAGTTCCTACTCATGGTCTAAAGTAATTTAAATTGTTTCCTGTTGGAGGGACTTTATTTTTAGACTTAAGTTTAGTGACTTCTTGTTTGATTGCGTTATCTGTTATTTCACTTTCAGTCTTAGGATATGACAATTCACTATCGTTCTTTCTTAGTTTTAATTTTTTAAATTTAAAATTTTTATCTTTTATTGGGTCTCCGATAAATTGATTAAATTTCTTAGTAATTTTCTCTTTTATATCTTGAGGAAAAATACCCTCATCTTTAAAATTCTCTAAAAATTTATCTCTATCCGATTCTTTTAATAATACTGATAATAATTCAGAAAGTGTATTCGTATTTATAACCGGAGAATTAAAATTTATCGATGTATCTAAATCTTCATATAATTTAGAATTATTATTCACGAAATGATTAATACAATTTTCGTATTCATCAAATAATAAATTTCTTGTAAATCCTGATAACTCGGCCTTGGTTACAGTTGTACCACTTATATTCACATCATACTCATATTTAACAACGAAGTTTAAATTATCTAATGTTTTAATTAATTCGTTTCTTGTTTCGGTAAATGTTTTAACTTGTTGATTATCAGATATTGAATCAATTTTAGTTTTAATTATACCTTCAAAATATGGTTTTAATAATTCATTTGCCTTATTTTGTTTTGGTAATGATAATACTTTATCCAATGACATTATTTGACAAATGTTTGTTGTTATTAAAGTATTTAACATTTTAATTTTCAAAGAATTAACATAAAAAGATAATGGTCTACTTTTTTGATACTCACCAAATATTGATAAAGTATTTGGAGAACCCGCGGAATTATAATATTCATATGAACCAATTGACCTATAGTTTGGATGTAATATCATCGATGATATTGATGGTCCATATTCTTTTGCAATAACATTGTAAAAAGATTCATAACTATCAAAATATTTAGATGTTATATCATACATATTTTTGACTAATGGTACATCATATCTTAATGAAGTATCTTTTGGTGTTCCGATAAATTCGCCTTCACTTAACTCGTTTCCTTTGTCATTATTGGTTGATCCTTCTGGTAAATTTTTTGGGAACGATAATGTTTCCAAGAATTCTTTGGTAAATTCTTCTGCACTTGTACCCCCGATTCTAAGTCCTTCTGATTGCACTGACCTTTCATCATACATTTCAGTATTTGCAAAGAAATTTGACGATAAGGCGTTTTGTAATCTTTCAACAGGTTTAGATAAACCTTGTCCACCAATAAAACTAATCTGTAGTGACACATTTGCAATCATTGGTTGAACTCCGATTCCTTCGGGATTAAAATCCCAAACGTTTTCGTCAAAAGTTATATTAACGTCTCTAATGATGACTTTAGAGTGGTAGAAATCTCCAACTCTTAAAACACAAACAGGTGGGGGACCAAATGATGTGTTTCTAGCATTTAAGTCCGATACATCTGATAATCCTTTAATTGGTATAGTGTCTCCAGGTCTAATACATTGTAATAAGAACGTTAATCTACTATTCAATCCTTCAGGTGTTATTGAATGGAAAGCTGGGTGGAAATATTTTAATTTTTCTTTAAGTGTTTTAAATACAACCGGATCACTTTCTTCTAACTTTTGGAAATAATAACACTCACTAAGAGTCTTCATTATAATTCTCTTCAATACATCAATTTGTATTCTTGGTGGTTTACCCGGTGAAGAGTCTTCTTCAGGTACTAATTTAGTTGTAAGTGTTGGGTCTGGTTGTTGCTTTTGTGGTTCAGGTGGTTTTGTTTTACCATATTCGAATCTTACTGTAGACTGTCTACACCCAAAAGCAACAGGAGCAGAAACTTTTAATGTATTGGATCCTGATTCATATTTAAATTCATTATTCGTACATGATTTATTTTTATCATTTACAATTTCTTCACCCGCACTAAATGTATTAAAAGTTATTTTACCATCAAGTTCAGAATATCCTAATTCTTTTAATGTGAATAGTATTTGAGTATTTGTTTTTGTGTTGTTACCACCACTAAATGACGTCGGCCATTTTGAATCTAAAATAGATTTAGAATCACCATCTTTTTTAATTCTATTAATTATATCTAATATTATACTATACGTTCTTCGTATTGATAATTTATAGTTGTATGTATTATCTGCAACAGCAGAACACGATGATAAGACACCAACAGATAGTTCTTTAACCAATCCCGCTTCCATGTCGGTCTTAAGTTCATTTGTTTTTGTTTCGTATGTTGAAAATCCTGTTTGTGCTTCGGTTACTTCAGTATCAAAATCAGTTTCCGTTAATGTAATTTTTGCGGATGCCTCTGAAACAGGTACATCCGAACCATACAATATTTTTTTATCATGTATTGCGTTTGCTTTATTATAGTTTGTTACTAAAATTTCATTTAGAATTGATGTTAAATTATTTTTACTATCGGTTATCCAACCCTGTGTTCCAATACTTTGTTTGTATAAATCACTGTATATTGTTCCCTTAAATTCACCTTCCGTTTGTTTAGGCCAGTCATTTGCAAAATTTAAACTAACGTCAATTTTAATCTTTTCTGTTTCAGGTAATTTATTGACTGGTGGTTCTTTTTTTACATCGTTTCCGGTTGTGACACTTTTGTATTTTTTTATTGTTGGTCCATCATTCTTACCATTGAGTAATTGAATAATGAGTTCAGCGTCACCCGGTGTTATTGTTGTATATCTTCTAATTAAATCATAAAAATCAATTTCCTCACAACCAGCAAAAAAAGCATTAATATAGTTTTCTGATTCTTCATCGGACATTCCTTTAAAATGTTCTTTTACCAATAAATTTAAAATACTTGGATGGTCAACAATAACTTTAAAAGAAACTTGACCCGTTCTTTCAGTATTTTGATATGTGTATATTGGTTCTGGTCTTCCTAAAAAAGTATTAGACTCCCATCTCGCACTATTTTGTTCACTAACTTTTAAATCATATGGTGGAAACCACATAACTCGACCACCATTATTACCTCTTTCACAATATGGTAAATCATTATAAGTGAAACCAGGCATATTAGAAGTTTTCCATGCTAAATTCTCTATTGAGAACATGTATTTTTTTGCGTAGAATCCATCTCCATTTGGATTTGGTAAAATATTTGTTGATCCATTAAAATCTTTACCACCATTTGACATAGGTGCTATATTCAAATTCCATGGTCTATCTAAAATACTATCATCGTATTTTCTAACATTTTGTTGTCTTTTCATTGTATCTGAATAATTCAGATAAGACCTATCTTTTGTCCACACTCTACAATATTCTACACCACTTTCTTCTCCATATTTGTCGACATACTGAACAGCAGAACCTCTACTCATCATTACATCACCTTCTCTAAAAATTCTACTTGTCTGATCAATTACATTGGCAACATGTGAACGACCTTCACCTCCATTTGTCGGTAAAGTATCTAATAATTCTTGTGTATAACCTAAAATCGAATCTTCTCTAAACTCAAAGTTTGTTGAGGTTGAGTTGTCAAAATCGGATTGTTGATTACCCCATTCGGCATTATTTATACCTAATTCATTTCTAGAGTTTCTACTAATCCAAGTTAATTTTCCTGTAATTGAACCGTTTTCAGAATAGTTTCTTTTTCTTTGAAATAACTCGGCTTGTATTGGGTCAAATAATAAACTTAAATAATAGTTACTCCTTACGGGTCTATCATTAAAGTCATTCATCGCATATT